TAGGTGACTTTGCTGACATGCCTTCACTCTCTTCTCATGATAAGGCTGGTAGTAAGTCAATGGAAGGTCAGCGTTACAAAGCTGATATCCAAGCTTCTAAAGATGCAATGAAGGTTCTGCTTTCGCCCGTAAGGGCGGAACAGAAGCGTCTGATTGAGACTAAACGTGCTAGGTGGAAACCTCGTCTAGTTATGCTAGGTGGCAATCATGAACATCGTATCAATAGGGCTATTCAGAATGATCCTAAACTTGATGGTTTAATCTCTCTGGAGGACTTAGAGTATGAGAAAAGTGGCTGGGAATTTATTCCGTTCCTTCAACCAATTGTTATCGAAGGCATTGCGTTTTGTCACTACTTCGTCAGCGGAGTTATGGGCAACCCTTGTAATACTGCTCGTATGCTTTTACTTAAGCATCATCAGTCTTGTATAGCAGGGCATCAACAGGGTCGTGACATTGCTTACGGTAAACGTGCTGATGGTTCTGAGATGACTGCTCTGATTGCTGGTAGTTGTTATGAGCATCTAGAAGGCTATCTCAATCACCAGACTAACAACCACTGGAGAGGGTTATATATTCTTCATGATGTTGTCAACGGTTCGTTCGATGAGATGCCAGTTAGTTTACGATACTTAAGGAAGAAATATGCAACAGTTAGCTAGTGAAGTGCAGATTGGTGGTGATCACTACAAAGGATTTCCAATACAACCTGCTTATTTCTGCCATATAAATAAGATACCTTATCTAGAAGCAACAGCTATTAAGTATCTTTGCAGGTGGCGTAACAAAGGAGGCGTACAAGACTTAGATAAAGCCATACATTTCATACAGTTAGTTAAGGAGTTTGAAAATGTTGACGTTAAATGAGTTAAAAGAGAAAGTAGCAGAGCAGATAACAGAGTTTGACTTAGTTGATTTACTAGGACTAACTACTTGGGATCTAGTCAATGCTTTCGAAGATAAACTTGAAGCTAAGTATGCACAAATTTTAGATGAACTTATATTAGGAGAGTTTGAAGATGAGTAAAAACGATATCACAGGTGACAAGTTAATCAGTAGGACTAACAGTAAGGAGTTTGAGGATAATTATGACTTAATCTTTAAAAAGCAAGTCGACGAGCTAGACAGTTTGGCACAGGACATTGCAGATAGCAAGGTCGGTCATAGCAATCCAAGTGATGAAGAACTATTCAATTCTAAAAAGAAGTAGCATAGTATGGGGGGAACTGACTCTTCCTCCCATTAATCTCTATAATGTACCATATAACAATGAGGATAACTAATGGAACTACCAAGTATCTATCAATCCATTATCCATCGTAGTCGATACTCTCGCTACCTAGATAAGGAACAACGTCGTGAGTCATGGGAAGAGACAGTAGATCGTCTTATCACATACCTAAAGACACAAACTAAAGATGTAGAGATACCTTATGATGAACTAAGAGCCTCTATTCTAAATCTAGAAGTAATGCCTTCTATGCGTCTTATGATGTCAGCAGGTGAAGCAGTAGAGCGAGATAACATTGCAGCTTATAACTGTAGTTACCTAGCAGTCAACAACAAACGAGCGTTTAGCGAAGCTCTATACATTCTTATGAATGGTACTGGTGTAGGCTTTAGTTGTGAACGTCAAGAAGTCAGTAAGTTACCAGCTATTCCTGAGAAATTACGTGAGGTAGATGATGTCATCTTTGTACAAGACAGCAAGCTCGGATGGGCAAAAGGATTCAAAAAGCTTCTCTCTTCTCTCTGGGAGGGAGATATCCCTAAGGTTGATTACTCAAAAATTCGACCAGCTGGAGCAAGACTTAAAGTTTTTGGTGGAAGAGCATCAGGACCTGAGCCTCTTAAACGACTCTTTGACTTCACGATTAAATCGTTTAAAGAAGCTAGTGGACGAAAACTCACTAGTATTGAAGTACACGACATAATGTGTATGGTAGGTGAGATTGTTGTGGTAGGTGGAGTACGTCGTAGTGCTCTCATCTCCCTCTCTAATCTTACAGATCGTCGTATGCGTGAAGCTAAAATGGGAGCATGGTATAATGATAATCCACACCGAGGACTTGCTAACAACTCAGTTGCCTACACAGAACGACCAGATAGTGAGACTTTCATGGAAGAGTGGCTATCTTTGGTTAAATCAAAGTCAGGTGAACGAGGAATATTTAATCGTATTGCTGCTCAAACTCAAGCTGCTAAGTGGGGACGACGTTCTAAAGATCACAGCTACGGAACCAATCCATGCTCAGAGATTATCCTCCGTGATAAACAGTTCTGCAATCTTACGGAAGTGGTTGTACGGAACGGGGATACACTCGAATCTCTTGAACGTAAAGTTAACCTAGCATCTATCTTAGGTACTATTCAATCTACTCTTAATAAGTTTAACTTTTTGAGTGAAGAGTGGGTAGAGAATACTTCAGAAGAGCGTTTGTTAGGTGTTAGTTTGACAGGTATTATGGATGCAGAGATTACCTCTAATCCTGATCCTCGATTACTAGAATACTTACGTGGTATTGCTCGGAGAACAAATGAAGAACTTGCTGAAAAACTTGGTATTCCTGCTTCTGCTGCTATCACTGCTGTTAAGCCTTCAGGTACAGTCTCTCAGTTGGTGGACAGTGCTAGTGGCATTCATGCTCGACACAACGATTATTACTTACGACGTATTCGTATGGATAAAAAGGATCCGATCTACGAATATCTAAAAAGTAAGGGTGTTCCAGTAGAAGATGAAGCATTTAGACCTGATTCAACAGCTGTCTTTGGATTCCCGATGAAGGCTCCTACTGGTGCTATTACTCGTAACTCTAAGTCAGCTATTGAGCAGTTAGAGTTGTGGTTAATCTATCAGCGTCACTGGTGTGAACACAAACCTTCAGTCACTATCTCAGTAAAAGATGAGGAGTGGGTAGAAGTAGGTGCTTGGGTTTGGAAATACTTTGATGAAGTAAGTGGTGTGTCTTTCTTACCTCACTCAAACCATACTTATGTACAGGCTCCTTACGAAGATATCGATGAAGAGACTTATTATAAGTTATTAAGTGAAATGCCAACAGATATTGATTGGAGTGATTTTATAGAACTCGATGATAATACTGAAGGTGCCCAACAACTAGCGTGTGTATCAGGAGTATGTGAGATATGATAGAATTTACATGGGAAACAATAGGTGGTTTAGTCTTTGGTGCTGAGATTATGGACAATCAGGATTTCGATGTCAAAGGTGATAACTTAAAATGGGTAGTAGTTCTTCATGTAGGTATACTGAGGTTAGTATTCAGTAAATACATTATGGAAAGTTAATACTTTTACGTAGTGTTAAAAGCTTATACTATGCTATAATACTAGTATAGTATAAGTTTATGCTATTTTGTATGTAATAAATCAATAAATATTACAGACAAACTATTTTGTGTAGTATATATTAAGGAGTATGTTATGTGGACATCACCATCAGCAACAGAAATGCGCTTTGGCTTTGAAGTTACAATGTATGTAATGAATAAATAAGGTCAAATCGTCATAGACACTACTAGAAGGGGCTACAACGAGTTTAAGGTATATTTTGATACAAGTACATCAACCTATAATTTAAATGCGTTGTAGCTCGATTCTAGAGGTCACTTTCTAGCTAATTCTCTTCTTCGTACTCTTTCTCTCTGTTTTTAGATGATGTTTTTCTAATTGCAGCTCTTTCTCTTTCTTTTGCTCGTTCTTTATAAGATTTAGTATTAATATCTAAAATCTGATTCTTAAGAAACTCTTCAGTTCCTCCTGTGAATTCTTCCTCATTTGCACGAGTCATATCACTTAGCATAGGAATCTTTTTAGTAAGATACTTTTTATAATCATTTATAATAACTTTAGCAGGATCATCCCAGTGAACTATAGGTTGTCTATTATAAAGTTCATATCCAATTATAGTTTCTCCAAAAAGTTGAAGCACTGGGTTTAAAGATGCAAGAACTGATAATAAAGCAAATGGATCTTTCTCAGCACTAGATACAGATTTAATAGTAGAAAGTACATGAGCAAATCCAGGACGACGAATTACTTCAAATCTATTAAATAACTTAGTATAGAAATCATCTAACACAGGATATACAACACTTAAAGCAATAGCAGTAGCTAATGCAGAATCTACTCCATCTATAAACTGTTTAGACTTAGGAATGTTTTTATCTAACATAGCTAGATCTTTAAGGGTATTTAAACCTGAAGATAACATACCATGTTTATATCGAGCAAAGATAATCC